CTGGAGGTGACACACCTTTATCTGAAACAGGAACTATCCTCGTAGATACTGATATGTTAGGTGCTGTAGTTAGTGGTGGTGTTAATGGTGTTCCTGGTACTTATAGCTCAGTAACTACTACATCAGGTGCTGGCTCAGGTTTACAATTAGAAGTTACTACAACTTCAACTGGCGAGTTAGTATTAGGTAAAGAAATGATTGGTTCAGTAGCTGTTAACCCAACAGACTTAGACCCAGGAACTTACACTAATATTGCTTCTAACCAAGGTGGTGAATTTACAATAGTAGCTAGTGGTCCTGCTGGTAATGCTACTGTTACAAGTATTGTTGTTACTTCAACAACAGGTACTGCTGCTTTCCAAATTGGTGACGCATTAGACATCCCAGGTTCTTCATTTGGAACGGGTAGTGATGTTAACATCATACTTCAAGCTGGAGACATTGCTACAACAGTAACAGCTGTTACAGCAGTAGCTCAAGGTACTGGATACGATATTGGTGATGGTGTTACTGTAGCATTAGCTAACCTTGGTAACCCAGATGCTGATTTAGTACTTACAGTTAGAAGCATCGATTTAGAAAATGAAGTTGCTTTTGAATTAGAAGCAATTGATCAAGGTGCTATTTGGAATAACCAAGGTACTATCCTTTCTCAAGGTGCTTTAGAAAACGGTACTATCGATAACGTTAGATGGCAGGTTGCTACTAGAAACACTGCTTCTGGTACTTTCTCATTAATCATTAGAAGAGGTGACGATAACAACAACAACCCAGTTGTTTTAGAGTCTTGGAATAACTTATCATTAGACCCAACTCAAGATAACTTTATCTCTAGAGTAATCGGTGACACTTCATTCACATACAATCAATCTGAAAACTACTTACAAGTAAATGGTAACTATCCAAACGCTTCAAGATACGTAAGAGTTAAATCAGTAAACTTATTAACTCCAAATTACTTAGATAACGCCGGTAATGCTAAACCACAATATACAGGTTCAATCCCAGCTGTAGGTTCAGGTTCATACGGTGGTGCTTTTGATGGTGGTGTTGGTAGCATTTTAGGAGCAACAGCTGGTAATTACTACCAAAACGCTGCTTATTATGGTAGCAATGATACTCAAGCTAATAATACACAAGGTTTAGTAGGTTCGGATTATGCCAACATGTTAAACTTATTATCTAACCAAGACGATTATTCGTTCAACGCTTTATTCACTCCTGGTTTATTTAACAGTGTTCACGCTTCACAAGTAACTACAGCTATCAACAACACTCAAATGAGAGGTGATAGCATTTACGTAATTGATCCTGTAGCTTATGGTGCTACAATTAATGCAGCAACTACACAAGCTGGTTCAAGAAACAGTTCATACGCAGCTATGTACTGGCCTTGGGTTCAAACAATCGACCCAGATTCAGGTAAAAACGTTTGGGTACCGGTATCGACTATGATTGCAGGAGTTTACGCATATAACGACAGTGTAAGCGAGCCATGGTTTGCTCCAGCGGGTATCAACAGAGGTGGATTAACTAACGTAATCCGCGCTGAAAGAAAGTTAACTCAATCTAACAGAGATACTTTATACGAAGATAATGTTAACCCAATTGCTTCATTCCCTGGAACAGGTACTGTAGTATATGGTCAAAAGACATTACAACGTCAAGCATCTGCTTTAGATAGAGTAAATGTTAGAAGATTATTAATCGCTCTTAAGAGCTACATCGGTCAAGTTTCTCAAAACTTAGTATTTGAACAAAACACAGCCGCTACAAGAAATAACTTCTTAGCAGCCGTTAACCCATACCTCGAATCAGTACAACAACGTCAAGGTTTGTATGCGTTCAAGGTAGTAATGGATGATTCAAACAATACGCCAGACGTAATCGATAGAAATCAGTTAGTAGGTCAAATTTACTTACAGCCAACTAAAACAGCTGAATTTATTATCCTCGATTTCAACGTATTACCAACAGGAGCTACTTTCCCAGCGTAAAAATTTGAAACTTAGATATTTATAATAGAACAAAATAAACAACTGAAACATGCCAGTATTAGATCCAAACGAAATTTTCTTTACAGCGTTTGAACCAAAACAAGCCAACAGGTTCATCATGTATATGGACGGATTTCCAGCTTATATCGTAAAAGGTGTAGGTGCCGTAACTTTAACACAAGGTACAGTAGCCCTTAACCATATTAACGTTCAACGTTTTGTAAAAGGCAAATCAACTTGGGGAACTATTCAGTTCACATTGTTTGATCCAATTACTCCTTCTGGTGCTCAAGCAGTAATGGAGTGGGTTCGTTTACACCACGAATCAGTAACAGGTAGAGATGGTTACAGTGATTTCTATAAGAAAGACTTAACATTCAACGTATTAGGCCCTGTTGGTGACGTAGTTTCAGAATGGATTATTAAAGGTGCCTTAATTACTGAA